CTGTGCAATGTTCATTGCCATAGTTTTTGTGTGCTCCATAGTCATTATTCAACCCATGTCCAATGACAGTAACTTTTGGCAATGCTTGTCTCAGAATTTCCTGTGTTTTAGGATTATCTGAGAAGTCATCAAGTATAACAATTTCATCACCATCAAACCGATTGTTAATCAATCTTTCTAAGAGTCTTGTTAACGTATCGGTTTCATTGTGAACAGTAATTAGATAAGACAATTTCATGCTGCTGAAACGGTTTCTGTTTTTGTTTCGTCTGTTTGCGTCGGAATTACTGGCGCAACCTTTCTAAGTTTTGGTAGAACCAATTTGGTTTCTGTGGCAAACTTAGGAACGTATTTATCCAACATAGCATGGAATTTAGCATCCATAGCTTGGGTTGAAAATTCCAAGGCATTTCTCTTACGAAGTTGTTCTGCCTTTTCTATGAACGGCTTATAATGATAGAAACAATTCCTCATAGATTCTTCTGCTCTGGTGTAATTTACATTAAACCATGCCGATTCCTTAATCAACCACTCATTGACACAATCCGGTGGAATAATTCTAACTTCACCGTCAAGCAATTTACAAAGCTTTGGGTCAAGAAAATCTACGTGACCACTCCAATTGGATGCTAATAGAGGTTTACCACTCAGAGTTGATAACAATAGAGGATGGCCAAATCCTTCGCCGTGAGTAAAAGAAACGTGTGCCTTGACCTTTGGATGGTTGTAAAGAGCATTCATTTCTGGCTCAGACAATTCTCCATACAAAATGTAAACATTAGGAAGGTCTTTGGTCTTCTTTTCATGTTCTACAATAGACCTTACAGTTTTCAATCTGTTAATAATATCGTGTTTATCCATGTTGCAGATTGCTGCGCCACTTGTTTTGATAATCAAAGCAGGCTTTGGTTTCACGCCCATATTAGAGAATGTAGTCAAGAAAGTCTTAATCAAATTGCCAATGTCCTTTCGGTCACTGAACAAACCTGCGTTGGTCCACTGTCCAACAAACAGGAAGTTAAAATCCTCTGGAATGTTACTTAGTTCTTCTTCAACTTTGGGTTCAAATGATTTGTCATTTCCATAGATGGATGTATCAGCACCCCAGAACAACACTTCCATCGGTTTGATGGATTTTAAATCCGGCTGTGGTGGTTGGTTTGGTTCTGGTTGTTTTTGATAAACTGCTTCTTCAAACACCTTTTTAGCATGATTTGAAGTAACAAGGTTGCAATTCATACGATTCAATCCCTCCACCCAATCCGGACGAGCAATAGTAGTCTCAATACCAGCAGTAATACCAATGTTGTATTTAGCTGGCGCTTGAAATTCATTAGGAATAGAACATTGAATGAATACATCCGGTTGCCTATTTAGTGGTTGTCGGATAACTCTCTTAAACAGTTCTTGTTCCAATGGGTCTGCCATATCAGAGGCAAGATACTTTCGGCTACATGCCCCCCAACGGGTAGGAACTACCATTAAGTCAAACTTGTCATATCTAAGAAGGCTCTTCGCCAACGATACGCCTAAGTCTCCATATCCGCTACGAGTCCACATAGGACTCTGAAATATACACAGTGGTTTACTCATATTAGTTTTTTTACTTTTTTATTTGATTTTATTACTGCTTCCAATATAGTCAATTTTGAATCTACTTTATTTGAAAATGATAACAATGCTTCGGTATCTTTTGGAAAACATTTTCCACCAAAGCCACGATTCTCAGGAAATACAAGTGTATGCATCGAATTTATTCGTGGGTCTAAAATCCATAGTTCACGAACCTCATTCCAATTACATCCAATTTTATTACTCAAGTCAAATATTTCATTACAAAATGCTATTTTAGTGGAGAAAAATGAATTCTCAACATACTTTACCAACTCCGCTGATGTGCTGTCCGTAATCCTATATGTTTTGGACGGCCCAGCAATAGGTTGATACAATTCAATCAACTTACTACAGATGTTTCTATCTCCACCAAAAATGAAGAATGGAATTTCCTTTAATGAATCCAAACACTTGTATGGATTCCAGTAAGATGACTCACCCGCAAATTCTGGAGAGAATACAATATTCTTTCCTGTTTTTTCTGTTAGTCTTTTTGTTGTTCCCGGTTCAACCGTTGATTTTATTACAATGATTGGTGTTTGTAACCAATCAACTGATTCTTCTACAAGAGAAGTGTTACAACTCCCATCTTCATTTGGTTGTGTAGGCACACAGACGTATGCTATATCACACTCATTGATTTTTTCTTTTGAACATGAAGATGTAGAAGTTGGGTCGTAGTGATATACTTCGTGTTTGTCACGAAAAAACTCATTTATAACCTTACCAACATAACCAAATCCTACAATTCCTATTTTCTTCATACTATCAATTTTTCTCTTTCCTTTACAATTGATTCGTATTTTGTGGGTGTCGGAATATCATAATTTCCACCAGTCTTCCACTTGTCAACCAATCCCGCCGCTTCCTTTGGTGATTCTACGACTGGTCTTTTTTCAGTCGTGCTACCAAATCCACCCGTTCCGCGAACAGTAGAAGACAAATCTGCGACTACCACCCAATCAATAGTATTGGTAACTTCTGAAACAAGTTGGCCAATCTTATCACCCTTTTTGTATATTTTGTTGGTGTCAACATAACCTCTGATGGTTTTTCTTCCGGTTACATCACTTTCGGCTTGAACCGTCCACCACATATCTTGTGGTTGCCAAATGTATTTGAAACAGAGAATAATTTCGCCTCTGTAATCGTTGTCAATAAGACCTATACTGTTCGCCAATACCAAATTATATTTTCTCACACTTGAACGGGGAAAAATAAGTGTATGGTAATTGTGACCATAAGTGTCTTGTTGTGGAGCGGTAAACAAGCCGGTTCTATATTCGATGTAGTCAATTGATTTCCAACTGTCACCGTCTTTTTCACCGACTATATTTGGTTCTTCCAAAGCTATCACATCATAGCCAGAGGCTTGGGGCGTGGCAGCTTTAGGGATAACCAGACGTTCAGATTCTTTAACGTGAATTCTCATATAACCTATTATACTGTAACTAATTGTTTATTCAAGTTATTATAATGCTAACACACCATCGTCTGACATTTTTTGCTTGAGTTTGTCTTGGTCAATTTTTGGAATTTCAAATCCCATACCACCCGGCATCAAATTGCCAACATAATCTTTTTCTGTAAAGATACCAAAGGTCTTGACTGGTTTGAAATTTGCCAATGTGAAATCCATAGCCTTGATGAACTGATTACACATGTTTTCTGAATTGATACCGCCTTCATTCAACGCCCACTGACGACCCTTTAGGCCACACAGTTCACGTTTATCTCCGCCCATCAAATACCAATACATCATGCCATCGGCTGCATCTTCCCAACGTGTCATATCATCAAAGATGTATGGTGTTGGAATTGAACCTTGGATACATTGAGAAGTAGGATATACGGGATATGCCCATACACCATGTTTCTTGTATTTACCTACGTTGTTTGAACCAAAGTTTAAATCGAATACAATTTCTGAACCATCATCTTTCACTTGACCGATTTGGTCTTGAAGACCACCGGTTACTGCTACGATGATTGGTGTGCCTGACATTACGGATTCTGCTGTAGAAAGACCAAATCCTTCATTAGATGATAGGTTGATAGTTACATCCGCAATGTTGTAAAGAACGTTCATATCCTCTGGAGTATATTTCGCTGTAGAGAATACAATGTCATATTCTGGACACAAGGCTTCCTTGACTGCCACCAAATCTGTGCCGGCGTCTTGACGAATTTCAGTATGCATTACCATCACGCACTTTGCAGCCTGTTCTTTTGTAAGGTTATCACAAAATGCTTTGTAGGCCAAAATAATGTTGCTGGTTCTCTTTCTTTGAACGTTTCTTGAGTTGTAGAACAATACAAACTCATAACTTTTATCACCAAAGATTTCCTTACGACGTTTCTTCAAAATGGCATCATCGGTAGGAATAGGTTTGAAAACCTTATCGTTAATTCCGTGAGGAACATAATGCAAAACCGTCTTGTTATCAGTGTCTTTGGAGTCAATTGTAGCAACCTTGTCACCACCACCCAAAACCCACTTGTTAATGTTGTATGTCTGTTTGCTGATAGACATTAACAAATCACACGACTCATAATATGGTCGGTTATACATTGGAAACGGAATGTCATCCCAAATGTTCAAATAAGTTAATGGCATCTTGGCACGAATTTGGCGTTCGATGGCATACAACCATCCCCAGAATCTTGGGTCTGTGAAGTGAACGATGAAATCTGGCTTCTCTCGGTCTATGATGTTGAAGATTAGTTCTTCATTACCATAACCATCTACAGGATACAACGTCACCTTGGCATCTTTGACGCCAGTGATTTGTGCGGTAGCCGCATCCATGTTGATTACCTTGCCTTTATCTGGATGTTGTATGGCTCCTGCAATTTGAACCCAATCATACGCTTTGGCTGTGCCGAAAATTACCTCACGCGTCATTGTTGCTACGCCTGAGTGCATTCGACAATCATCAGACAACATCAATCCCTTTGGTTTTTTATTTGTATCCATAGTTTTTATTAAGACCCGAACGAACCTGTAGTGCTTAGAGTTGGAACGATAAAGTTATTCACAAGATTTCTAAATGAAGAACTTGTAGAAGTATTGCCAACATAAAGATGGACGCACTTCTCAACAAATGTTTGTAGTGTCAGATTGTTTTGAATCCCCAATATCTTAAAGGAATCGTATAGACTCTTCTCAATCTTCACGGTGGTTGCTGTTTTACTTTTCATATGTATAAACGTTACTACGTTTCGACATATAAGTAGGCGTCAAATCAGAAAATGGTTTATTTTATTGCAATTACCTGAGAACAGTAGTAAGCCGCAACTGTTCGTAGAGAACGCCGTAACATTTACAACAGATATGATACTTACAACACGCGCCATACTCAGGTGGAGAGAAAAGCAATGCGCCCTGTTTTTCTATCAACTTCTTACACACGTCACAGTTAATTTGCAACCCGGTTTTCTTTTTCATAATTCATCTTTTGGAATGTCGGATTTAGCGTCACAATTCACGCCTTTATGGGGACAATAACGACAATTCTTCTTAGCCTTACCGGGATTTTTAAGATAGACCGTGGTATTTTCTACGTATTTTCCTTCTGGAGTAAAACACTCTGTAACAAATTCGGCGAACTTATTAAGTGCTCGAGCAATACTTGGTTGATTGTTCTTTGGAATGAATGTCTGAATTCTACTTTGTGGAAAGGCGTAGTTTTCCCATAACTTCCTACGAAGAATGAAAAACTCAACGTCAATCATATCAATGTCAACGTCATATTTTCTACTAAAGAATGCTTTGTAAAGGAGAATTTGAGAAACCTTAGCTTCATCATCTCTCTGATAGTGATTCCATCCACTGGTAGAAGTCTTAATGTCAATGATTCTGTATCTACCTGTCGAACGTTCTTTTAACACAATGTCAATGTAACCGACGAAATCAACATTATGTTTGATAGGCATAATGATTTCATCTTCAACCGAAATAAATTCAAACTTGCCTGACGGAAAGTGTTTTATTCGATTGGTCATGTTAGTAAAGGCGGTAATGATGTTGTCACCATCTATGCAGTATTCCTTATAGGCATCTGGTTCCAGAACTACCTTCTTATCACTCAACTCCTTGTCAAAGGCAGTCTTGAACACTTCATTAAGGTTATGAGCATCAGCATCTTTTGCAGATTTCTTATACAGGGTTTCGATATACAGTTGAACTGTTTCGTGCATGGCAGTACCAAAACAGGTACTTACGCTATCTTCAAAGACACGCAAACTTTTTACGTGGTCGAGATACCATCTGTGTCGGCAATTAAACCAGTTTGAAAACTGAGAGAAACTAACCCGCCTTTTTCCGTTGGTTGGTGTAGATTTTTTTTCCATTGCCGAACACTGTATCATGGTGTAAGGTTATTGTCAAATATTTATAGCGACGAATTTAAATTGCTGTTATAATTATGATTATGAAAAATACAATGAAAACATTACTCTTTAACATGCTTGCATGCGTCCTTTTACCTGTAACTGCCTTGGGTCAAACATATACGAACGGTGTCTATGTTCAAAACGGAAAGACTTTTGAGGTTGATAAAAGGGTTTGTCAATTTACACCAACAAATTCATCGGAGGTTTTGTATTTCTCAAATGAACTCATTGCAAAAGTTTATACCAACGGAAATTTCATGGTTAATGGGTTTTATCAAGAAGTGCTTAACAAGAAATCTACACCAGAAAAGGCCAAGTTTGGAGTTCACAACTTCGCAGCGTCGGTGTTAAACGGAACAACCTTGGTAGCATATTCAGGAGGCGACTCAAATTCATCATGCACAGTATCTACGCCCATGACTGACGTTGAACTATCGAAAGGAATCTTTTATTTTGAAGTGACTGAAAAGAAGGTAATTGTTGCCGTTCTGGAAGGTTCAATGAAATACTACATTGGAAAGAAAGAAAATCTCTTAACGATTGGTCAAGCGGTTATTGCCGAACCGTCAGATGTTGGGATTTTGGAAAATAAAATTTCGGTAAGTCCCGGAAAAGTAAATACCGACGCAATGAAAAAATTGACTGCCAGTTCCAAGGAGATTACGAATCTTAAAGGCACAATTCTATTCTCTCGAATAGATGGCAAATTGATAGGCATTCTTATAGATTGACTTATATCCAATCCCTGATAGTATTGGTCGAATGAGAAACGGCCAACTTCAATCACTTACGGATGATGAACTTTCACTACTTCTTTATGTGGTGAACGTCATAGACCCTCTCAAAGCTCCCAAGATAGAAATTGGCCCCAAAGAGCTTTTGTGGTTTAAACACGATGCGCTCCTTGGAAAATTGTCTCAACAAGAGACAAAATTAACCCCAGAAGGAAAAGTGGTGTATGATGGGTTAATGGCAAAACTAAAAATGACACCACAACAAGAAGCTGAAAATTATGCAAGTGCCTCAAAGCCTATGTTTGAACAGTCAAACTTTCAATTCTAAATTTCTTGAGTTTGTCTGGCAATTTCCGACCCCTCAAGGAGAGAAAAATCAAATTGTTTACAAGATATACAAGGATGGTAACATTCTTCTTGAAGAAGGCATTATTGATGCAACCGGAGAGTATAAACGTGGTTATACAACATCAGGAACTTTGACCACAAAAAACATATCCTTTTCGGAATTGATAGAACTAAAAACGGATGTTGTAAAATTTTTGAATGATGAAAAAGAAATCGTTAATAACTAAAAAGGAAAAACTGGGTAATGACTCAGCGTATGACTTTAATGGTTCTATTGAGGGTGCGATTACTCGTCTGCAAGAAGCCAAGGCTAAATACGAAAAAGCTGGTTACATCAACATTACTGTTGAGTTTGAAGACGTTTGGGGTTACTATGATGACCACTACCTTGAAATTGTGTATTATGGACACAAGGCTATGACTGCCAAAGAATTTATAGAAGGAAAAACACAATGTATCAGAACATCTACATAAATAAAAAAGATTGGTTAGTTCACTTATGGGATGACGAAAAAGGTTATACGTCATTCCCATATCCAAGATATGCGTATAAGAAACAAGTTGGCGGAACTGACAAGTCTCTTTATGGTGATGAATTGACAAAGGTTTATAATTTCAATGATAATGACCCTGCTTTGTTTGAGTCGGATGTTCCGGCTGAAATGAGGGTTCTTATGGATTATTATCCTGACTCCGATGAACCTTCCAAGGGTCATAGGTTGGGTGTTATAGACATTGAGGTATCAACCGAAGGTGGATTTCCAAATATTGAAACTGCTGACAAGGAGATAACAGGCATTTCATTGTTTGATGCTTTGACAAAGACTTGTTATGTATTCATTCTCGACAAGGAAAACAAACTTGAAGATAGTGAAAAAGAAGTTGACCCGTGGTTGCCCAAAGATTGGAAGATTACAACAGAAGAAGAAAAAGAAAAGGTAAAGGTCATTACTCGTTCATTTGATGAGGAAGACAATCTTCTGATGAGTTTCATGGATAAATGGCAAGAGTGTGGATTTACGATTGTCACCGGATGGAACGTTGATTACTTCGACATGCCTTATCTATACACAAGACTAAAACACTGTCTAACTGCCAAGGCTGCCAAATGTCTATCACCAATAGGTGCTTGTTATATCAACGGATTTAGCAAGAAACTAACCGTTGGTGGACTTTCCATTATTGATTACATGCTTCTGTTCAAGAAATTCTCAGGAAAGATGGAGCCAACTTACGCATTGGGTCCGATTGGTTTGAAGAATGTCGGATTTGGTAAGATTCAATATCATGGCAATTTGAATGATTTGTATAAAGCTGATATCAATAAGTTTTTGGAATACAACATCACGGACGTTAAGATTATCGTGGCGTTGGATAGAAAACTAAAGTTTATTGATTTGGCTAGAAACATCTGTCACGTCGGACATGTATCTTATGAGAGTTTTCACATGTCGTCACGTTATCTTGATGGTGCCACCTTGATGTATCTAAAACGTAATGGTGGTCTTATTTCTCCAAATAAACCATCACAAGGAAGAGCAGAATATGAAGCCCAGATGGAAGATGGTGAAGAAGGATTCTCTGGTGCTTATGTCAAAGAACCTGTGCCCGGTAGGTATAATTGGGTCTTTGACCTTGACTTGACTTCCATGTATCCAAACATCATCATTTCATTGAATATATCACCTGAAACCAAGGTTGGTAAATTGGAGAAGTATTCACCTGCCGACCACATTCAAGGTAAGATAACCAATTACAAAGTAGGTCAAACAGATTACACGCCAGAAGAGTTTAAAGAATTGATTACAAAATGTAATTACTCCGTATCTTCAAATGGTGTCTTATATCGTCAGGACAAGAAAGGAGTTATCCCAACTCTACTATCGTTGTGGTTTCAACAACGTAAGGATATGAGAAAGAAAGCAGCCGAATACAAGAAGGCGGGAAATGTAGAAATGTATAACTTCTATAACCAACGCCAACAAGTTTGGAAAATCTTACTCAATTCATTTTATGGTGTATTGGGATTGCCTATATTTCGTTTCTATGACGTGGATAATGCCGAAGCAGTAACAACTTCTGGCGTTGACATTATTCAGACCACGGCAAAGGCCATCAACATTTACTATAAGAGTGCATTGGAACAAGAAGAAGATGGAGACTGGGTAATTTACAGTGATACAGATTCGTGTTTTGTAAATGCTGTGCCAATTATCCGAAAGCGGTTTCCAACTATTAACGAACAGAATGATGATGAAATGACCAAGGCAATCATGGAAGTTACAACAGAAGTTCAGACCTATGTAAATAAGTTCTACAATGTCATGGCCAAACATTATTTCAATTTGGATACACATACGTTTGATGCTAAACAGGAAGTTATCAGTAAGGCATCTTTCTGGTTGGCTAAGAAACGTTATGCTCAATGGATTATCCACGAAGAAGGTCATTTATTGAAAGAACCAAAATTGGAAGTGAAGGGTATTGACGTGGTTAGAACTTCGTTCCCAGCTTCATTCCGAAAGTTCATGGATGGATTTTTGAGGAAACTCTTGACTTCTACGCCAAAGAAAGAATTGGATGAAATGATTCTAAAGTTTAGAGAGGATGTAAAGGTAATTCCTGTGATAGACCTCGCTAAGAATACATCCGTAAAATTCGTAAGCCAAGACGGCACGAAGAATTATAATCCTGATAGTAGGAAACCGTTCCATTTTGAAAAAGGAACGCCTGCACAAGCCAAGGCGGCTCTAGCGTATAATGATTTGTTGAACAAACTAGGATTGGAAAAGACATGTGAACCGATTCATCATGGACAAAAAATAAAATGGGTTTATCTACAAGACAATCCATATGGACTTGATGCTTTGGCCATGAAAGGTGATGGCAATGATGCTGATGAACTGTTGGAAATTATAAATCAATTAGTTGACCGAAGGAAGATGTTTGAACAGGAGTTAAAGAGTAAGCTAGTTGACTTCTACGACGTGTTCAAGTGGACATTTCCAAACCCATCAATCGCAACCGCGTCTAATTTCTTTGACTTTGAACAATAACGTGGTATAATCATCGTTATGAATACAACTCCTTTTATAAATAGAAGTTCTGTAAGACGACTTGCTTTGGATTATTCTAAAACGAATCGTGCAGGCAAGTTTACAAGGGTAAGTAAAGAATTCTTTTCACGTATTGATGCGCAAGTAAGAAACATCATAACCGCTGAAGTTCAGAGACACCCAACGGTTGGCAAGACTCTGAAATAATCAACAAAAACAATCGGATAAATAAATTATGAAAATCAAAACTGAATTATTGGGCGTCTTTTATAAAGACGGAAACAACTGGCGTGGTCCTATTGATGGTGACTTGTTCACAATCGAAGAAATAGGTGGTGCTGATGTAGTCAACTTATTTTTACAGGAATATGCCAAGCGAAGAAAGAAACAGGTAAAACTGTTTAGACAAGTTTGGAAATCAGAATGAAGTTTCCGACCAAAACTTTTACAATTACCTGCACTATGAATGAACGGTGGATTCCCCATTTTTTGGGGAGTCTCCGTCAAATGCAGGTTCTTGGTGAACAAGGGTCTTCAAGAGAGGTTGCCATCTACGCCGATGGTGATGGTGATTTTCGCCCAAAATTTGAGTGGAATTCCGATATGCCTATTCCAGCAGCACCAGCAAGAAGGAATAATGTAGGTGACGTTATTTATGACGCTGGATAGGATATATGGCAGATGGAAAAGTATTCAATTTTAATGACCAAAAAAGAATAGGCGATGTTGGAGAATCTGATTTTGTTAAAGTTTACAAAGACTTAGACCCCAAGAAAAGTAATACCGATTTTCGTATTGATTTTACTTTGAACAATGGATTGACGGTCGAACTGAAAACAGATAGTTACGACATGGAAAAGACACCAAACTTTTTCATGGAACAACTAACGATTTCAGGTAAAAATAGTAATCTGGGAGGGCCGTGGCGTTCAAAGGAACATGAGGTTGATTACTTCGTTTATTATTTTTTGAAGAACAGAGTTTTCTTTTGGTTTAAACCACTTTCTCTTTGTGAATTTCTTGACAAGTTCGTAGAAGAGTATAGAATAAAACCAATCTCTATACCAAACAGAGATAACAGAGGCGGATACTACGAAGCGGTTGGATTCAAAATTCCAAGAGAAAGTGTAAAACAATTGCTTCTTAGAGAAGATAAAACATGAAGTTTGATTTCATAGTAAAGGAGATTGATAAATACAGAGCTGCTGCGTTGGTTCATGAACATCATTATTCAAAGGTGATGCCACGACTGACAAAACATTATCTTGGTATTTACATCAATGAAGCTTCTATTGATAAACGATTAGTTGGAGTGTTGACATTAGGATGGGGAACACAACCACTCGCGACTATTCGTAAACTGTTTCCAGCACTGACTACAAAAGATTATTATGAAATTGGTAAGATGTGCATGTTGCCTGAAATGCCAAGAAATTCTGAATCACAAATGTTGGCCGCAGTAATTGCTTGGATAAAAAAGAATCTACCTGAACGACTGTTCTTGTACACTTGGGCAGATGGTATTGTCGGTAAAGTTGGATATGTTTATCAATCAGCAAATTTCCTTTATGGTGGTTTTATTTGGACGGACATTTACATCGGTCCTGATGGTGAGAAAATTCACCCAAGAACTTCACACAAGCTTTGCATGGAGAATGCTAAGTTTGTGGGTAAAGAAAAGATTTTCTGGTTGACAAGAGATTTTCTAAAACTGAAAGGTATCAGTAGAGTAAGAGGAAAACAATTTAGATATATCATGCCATTATCTAAGAAATCTAGGAAAATGCTTGACAAATCTACCGTTAAGTGGATAATAGACTATCCAAAAGAATGTGATTTGGAGTGGAAGAAACAAACAGATGATGGATATGAACTGGTTAAAGAAATGCCTAAAATTGACTTGGGTAAAGTCACCGTCAACCGAAAGAATGTTGATTCCTATAAGAGAACAGAAAATGAATTTTTTGGATAATACTATGCCAACAGGTGACCCAATTTGTCCGGTTTGTAAGAACTACACCCAAATGTGTTCTTGTAGTGATGTTTCAACGTCGGTAGTCTATACTATGACTCCGCCTGTAAGTCTAGGATTGATTACTTCTTATAAATCCATCTTTGATACTCCCGCGGATGCTTATGTCAACACGGTGAATTGTGTAGGCGTAATGGGCGCAGGAATTGCTTTAGAGTTTAAGAAACGTTATCCCAAGATGTTTGAACACTATAAAGAACAGTGTGCCAAACACGCCCTTCGTCCCGGCGACTGTTATAGTTACTTCGATGAAGAACATCACGTTTGGATTCTTGGATTGGCAGTAAAGGATGATTGGCGCCATTGGTCAACCCTTGAATGGATTGAGTCTTCCATCAAATCCTTAAAACTTGTCATCTTGGAGAACGATATCAAGTCTGTAAACATGCCACTACCCGGTGGAAAGAATGGTCGTCGTGGCCCTTATGGTAAGGTAGTAGGCTTTACTGCTCCACCAGAACGTGAAGAAATTAAAACTCTCATTACAACAGAACTATCACGATTTTCTGAAAAGTTTGGTGTGGACATTAATTTGTGCTTGCCTGATGAAGCACCCAAGAAACCCGAATTCACATTAGACACCTTCCTATGAGAGAAATAAAATTCAGAATTTGTTACACCGCCCAGAATGGTGAGAAGAGTTTCATCTATGAAGATGAACGGTATCTCATTACACTGAATGGACAGGTGTTAGAAAATTATGGCACAAAGGAAAAACCTTTATGGGAAGTTCCATTTGACGGTGAGGCCAGACTTGAACAATACACCGATGTAAAAGACAAGAATGGTAAAGAGATTTATGAAGGCGACAAACTTGAATATAACATACCCGGTCATGGCAAATTTCAAGGAGTTGCTCAATTTTATGTTGGTAACTTCGTTTGTGATTGGGGCGACCAGACAGAAGAACCACTCTCATACATGAGAACGGCGGACTTGGAAATTATTGGTAACACTTTTGGAGTATAAAAAATAGACAAACAAACAACACTATGATATAGTGTCCGAACAATTAACAAAAATATAAAATTATGGAAAAGAAACACATCGAAACATTCATCAAGAAGTATAATTTAGGAGGCGCCATCGAAGGCGTAATGTGGCAAAATGACAATAGCAATCTATCGGTTGCCGCAATGACTTCTGATAGAAAGTTGTTTGCTGCTGTTCAATTTGAAAAGGGTGCCGGTTGGTTTAGTGGTGCTGAAATTGGTGTTCAAGATACCACCAAGTTTAAGAAGATGTTAAATCCTCTATCTGACAACATTTCTCTATCATTGGATGTTGATGAGAATGACGCAACTAGAGTTCGTCAAATCATTGCTGAGGATGGCAAGATTACCATGAACTTCAACGTCGCGGGTAAGGATGTTATTGACCCTGTGCCTAAGATGAAGACCATCCCGACATTTGAAGTGGAAGTTACACTCAATCCTGAGTTTGTAGAAACCTTCACCAAATCATTTTCCGCCGTCGCAGACGACCAAGCATTGTTTACACTTATCATGAGTAAGAAGAAACACAAGCTTGAGTTGGTGTTGGGATACAAACAAAATCTTTCAGACCGTATCGCAATAGAACTTTCGGCTACAACCGGTAAGGATGCTGTAAAGAATCCTATCAGTTTCAACGCCAAACATCTTAAGGAAATCCTCTCCGCTAACAGTGAAGTGTTGAATCCGGTCTTGAGCGTATCAGAAGCAGGATTAGCAAGCATCAACTTTGATGACAATGGATTCAAGAGTCAATATTACTTGGTAAAGATTGACGTTGAAGATTAATTTCTCCGCAGCATAACAACAAACAAAAAGGCAAACACATGAGTAATACAAATACACATAAGGTATATGGCCTCTTTTACAAGAGTCATGGAACTTGGACTCCTTATAGTAACCGTCAGACGTTGAGTTTGACCGGTGCTAGACAGGTCAAGCGTCAGGTTCGCAAGGCGTATAAGAGCAGTGTCATTATCCGCAGAGTCAAGTTCGTATAATAAAAACATATGGACTTTGTGATTGAAGAGAATAGAGTTCCCAAGAAAGACCACTCCTTGTGGGTCGAGAGGTATAGGCCCGCCACAATGGAGTTGTATATTGGGAATGAGACTGTGAAAGAGACTTTTGCGCAATTCATTAAGAAGGGCGATATCCCACACATTCTCCTATTCGGACCCGCTGGGACAGGAAAAACTTCATTGGCAAAACTATTGACGAAGAATGTCAACTGTGATGTAATGTATATTAACGCATCGGATGAAAGTCGTGTTGATGATGTTAGAATAAAGATGAAGAACTATGCCTGCTCAGCGGGCTTCAAACCACTAAAGATAATCATTCTTGATGAGGCAGATAGATTGTCTCCTGAGGCACAAGGTGCCTTAAGAAATATGATGGAGACATATTCGGCTCATACAAGATTCATTCTTACGTGTAATTATGTTGAGAAGGTGATTCCAGCAATCGCATCGAGGATGCAATCGTTTGAAATCAAGCCCGTATCAAAGAAAGACGTGGCAATTCGATTGGTAGAGATTCTACAGACCGAAAACGTATCATTTACTCAAGAGGATATTGTGTTCATTATCAACACTTACTATCCTGATATCAGAAAGGTGATTAATTACGCCCAACAGTCTGCCATTGAAACGGTGGATGTTGAAGGTAATGTTTCACTCAAGATAAAGATTTCTAAACAAAATGCTATTGAGATAGATTTGTTAAGTAGATTGGTGGATTTATTGAAAACTCCGAACAAAGCTGGAGTATTTGATGAAATTCGGCAAATCACCACAGAATTTGATGTTTCATCTTTAGAAACCGTGGTATATCATCTATTTTCTACGGTGGATGAATACGCAAAAGGAAAAGAAGCGTTAATTATATTTGAATTAGGTGAACTTAACTGGCAAATGCAGTTAGTTATACCCAAGGTCAGAGACATAACGTTTCTGGCATGTATCTACAAGATACTTAAACATCTAAAATAAGGAATACAGTTATGGAATTACCAAAGGCAATGCCTAAAAATACAGAACATCGCAGGATTCTCGGAGAGTTTTACGATTACCACAAGAATAAACAATGGTTTCATCGTGCAGAGTTTATCGAACTTCACCCGACACACATGAAGCCTACCATTCAGATATTTTGCACATATAATCCAGTCTTGGAAATGAAAGACATTTTGCAATTTTGTGATAAATACAATATTGCCCAAGAGGTTATTGCACAATCACATCAAGGATAATTCTTTATGGCGACAAAAAGCCGAACAATTAAAAAACCAAAACCCCATTTACTAAAAGACACTAGGTGTTATCTAATTGGCCACATGCAATATACAGATGGCCGCCCTTGGAGAGAAATCGTCAAGAAAAGATTAGGTAAGTGTGGTATAAAGTTTTTTGACCCATATTACAAACCATTCGTTCATGACATTCCAGAAGATGAAAATTCAAGGAATGAAATGAAACGTTGGATGGAGACAGGTCAATACGACTTGGTTCAATCTCGTATGTGGGATGTTCGCAGTTATGATTTGAGACTATGTGACATTTGTGATTTCTATATTGCTCACATAGTCCCATCCGTAGCTTCTTGGGGGTCTGCGGAAGAAATCACAACAATTATTCGTGAAAAGAAACCACTGTTCCTATCCGTGGAAGGTGGAAAGAAAGCTACACCACTTTGGTTAATGGGTGTCGTGCCTCACAAATACATCTACGATAACGTCGAAGATGTTATTAACATGGTAGAAAACATTGATGGTGGATACGTCAAGACCAACAGTGAACGGTGGAAGTTGTTAAAACCAGAACTAAGATAATGGAATTTATATTTTTAGGAGCAATCATAATTTGTTGTATAGGTCTTATACCCAAATCAAAGAAGCCATGTAAAAAGTTTGGTGAAGGATTATTGACAGACCGACCTGATTCAGGCAATCTAAACATTTGGAAATACTAATATGAATAAGGGAGAGCTGATTTATCTAGCATGTCCATATAGTCATAAAGACCCCGCTGTAATGGTGGAACGTTTTAAGGCAGTAAATAAACTTGCTGCCGCTTTCATGGGTGAAGGATTCTACATTTTCAGCCCAATATCCCATACACACCCCATTGCGATTGAGGGCGACCTGCCCCGTGGTTGGGAGTATTGGGAGGGGTATGACCGAACCATAATCAAAGCCTGTAAAGGTCTTTGGGTATTCAAACTACCCGGCTGGGAACAATCCACAGGTGTTCAAGCTGAAATCAAAATAGCAAATGAATTAGGTATCCCGGTTGAGTATATTGAATACGAAGACCTACGCCTAAATAGGTAAGGTTTCTACGTTTGCCATACTATTTATAGGGTATGGCGAAACAAACTGTAAAAGAAAATTCATTTGAAGGGGCTCCCGGCGGAGGCGCTGGAACATTAAACTATTCAACTGGTTATGGAACTCCTGCCGGTGGTAATTATTCACAAAATCCTGCCAGTTTTTCTGCTTCTGATAAGACGGTAACACATTTCATCCCAAACACTCCATCAGGCTCCGCCATTCCAATCATGCCTGACCGTCCAGATAGGGTTGGAAACAATCAAGGGATGATAGGAAACAAAGTTATCAACAAAGCTGGTGCGTCAGACAACGCACAGGCGGATAGACCTTTGAATCCTGACCAAGAATTTGACCCCAAGGTTGACCAATTATTTAAAGGAAAGAGACAGACTCCATCTCCCGATGAAGTTATGTCTGCTATTCAATACGAACTTGGTAATATGGTAAAGAAAGATAAGACCATAGCTAAACAACAAGTTCTAAAACATTTAAAATCAGACCCACATTACTACAGTAGGCTAGATATGTTAAACATAGATGATAAAAAAATGAAGGTTGATGAAGATAATTCTACCTTTTCTAAAACAAAAGCAGTTCTTGATGAAATGATTGCAAACAAACAAAAGAGTGTTGCTATTGCAGCTACTCCTGAAATAAATCAAATCTTCAAAGACTTAAGAGATAAACGATATCGTTCTTAACCCCATTTTAACTATGGGTAAATTTAAGTCATTATTACCGAAATATATCGTAGAGAGTTTAGTTCCTTACGATAAAAGTAAACTTGCTAAAGTATTAGATACGAGCGGTAATTACAAGATTCATGCTCGTGGTATTGATGACCCCGGCTCCATAAAAAATTATAGTAATTTGGAAGATATTGCTAGATTTCTTCAACCAAGAGATAATGGACCTGATTATAGAAGAAATGGTGGACTTCAAACAGATTACATGCAATATGCTTTTGATGGATTTAATTGGGAAGACTTATTAGATGGCGACCCAAGAGATTATAATACAAAATATAGGTCGTTTCTTATAGACCTTCCATTAAAACTTAAATGGGTTCATGAAAAAATTAAAGAACCTACAGCGGCATATACTGATTGTTGGATGGGATATGAGGGTGGAGATTCAGGATATGACTATGCTTCAATAATTTATCTTGATAGACCGTATCAAGGTAGAGATAGATTGTATCATGTAATGCTTCATACAAATTGGAATCCTGTAGTTGAAAAGAGCTTGGATGCAGCTAAAAAGGCGGCTATTCCTTTAATTTTAAGTTATAGAAAATACATGAAAGACACATATGGTGGACATTAATAAGAAAATGAAGCGGTTACAACTACAATTGAATATTTATATGCTATGAACTATCGAGATTTCTTCAAAAATAAAAAAGCGACTAGGAAAGACATTCTTGCTCTTATCCCAGAAGGTGTGGACCCAAAAGAATTTGAAATGGGTGTTGGTGATGAACAAGAACATACCGACAATGAATTTTTAGCTGCAAAAATAGCTGGCGACCATCTTAAAGGCGACAGACATTATTACAGCAAATTGAAAAATGCTGGTCTTGAAGAAGACGGTATGGAAGAATGTGATACTTGTGGTTGCGGCGACCCAAATGACGACCATTCACACGAAGATGGTTATGAGGAAAACGGTGGCTTGCCAAAATTGGGCGGCGCTCTAGCCGTTCCTCACCGTGGACAACCAATCATGATGGGTAAGATTATTCAAGTAGGTAGTTTGGGTGGCGGCCCAGCCAGCGGAGAATTGTCAGGTATGACGGCTGCTGGTGTAAAAGACAAGGGAGTTCCAGCTACTCAACCGGGCGACAAAGAACCAATCACAGCAGGCGGCAAAGCAGTCGGTAGTTCTATTGCTTCCAAATCTGTTGGTGGTAGTGTAGTTCCGGGTGAAGGTCAACAGCAAGGCGGACCAGACATGAAGGGAACTATTGCAGGAACAAGTAAACTTACTGAAAGTAAGAGTAAAGTTCGTAGAATTGTCAAGGAAGTCCTAAAGGAAATCACATTTGATAGACAATCCGGCCAATGGGTAAGACTCAATGAGGGTGGACATAAAGCCGGTTGTGGATGTGGTTTTTGTAAAAACAAAGGAACGTTTGGTAAGAAGAAGGATGATAAGAAAGACAAAAATGGTGGTGAAAAAGAAGATAAAAAGAAATCTAACAAAAATCCTTTCGCAAAGAAAAAGGATGAAGTAGATGAAACAGTCAACATGAAGATGGGTAAGTCTTACAAGACCGTCCAACCAAGAATGTATGACATTCAATCCGATGACCGCGCAAGAACAAATCAGTATGACCCTGAGATTACTGAAATGTATGATGACGAAGAAGAATGTATGATGAACGAACGTTACGTAGAACTAGCTAATGCTGGTCGTAACTTGAGTGAAGCAGAATTGTCTGAATTAAAGACTCTCAGTGAAAAGATTGAAAAGGTCAATGATATAAGAAAGAATTACGGAGCATCGCAGGGTGGTGTAGAACCAAATGTTTATGAGAATCAGGTCAACATGAAAATGGGGCCGTCTTATAAGACTGTTCAACCACGTCAATACAAAGTATCTGATGATGACTTTGCCAGAACAAATCAATATGACCCACAAGTAAGTGAGGAAACTGAGTCTCCACAGACTCTTAATACGAGTCCTGATGTAAATAGAAATCGTGATGATGTTGAACTTGGACATCCGGGACAAACTGGCGGCTTTCATACATGGCACTGTCATAAGTGTGGACATGAAATAACATCAAAGGGTGGAAATGCTCCACAATCAATTAGATGGACAGATGGACACACATGCCATTTTACATCAAAAAAAGATGTTGATGTTGGTGGTGTAAGTGAAGGTCGTTGTGAGGATTTCCCATGTTGCGGACATGAATCAGGAGATTGTCCAGATAGAGACGAAGACGGAAATGAGAGTTGGAAGTGTGCAAAATGCAGAGCAACGCTTCCAAAGGGCGCACGTAGTTCTCTATGTTCTGGATGTATGGATAGATTGAATCGTTTACAAGACGAAGACCCAACAGGACAAGACGCGGAAGATATGTTTGAAGCAGGTGCCGGAGCTGTTCAACACAGTTCTTATAGAAACGTCGGTCATGGTAATCTTCCACAATCAGGCAAACAAAGATGGGCTAATGATATGGATGAGAGTAAAAAGGTAAGTAAAGTAACCAAAACTATTTCTAAAGGTCAAAAGCCAAATAAAACTAAGAAGAATCCTCTTCTAAAGTTTCAAAAAGCTAAGAAGACCACCAGTGGTGTCCACAAAAGAAAAACCTAATTCGATGTGTGTGGAAAAAAATCACAACGCAAATTAAGTAATTATCGCAACCTGATTGGGTTGCGAGAGGGGCTTAGTTTTAGTGATTACATGGATGATTCTGTCCCAGCAGATGTAAAACCTGCTTACTCATTAACTCCTATGCAGGAGGATGATTTTCCTATTCAAGCTAAAGACCAATTCAAAGGTCTTTGGGAAGATGTTGTGCATAGTGGCAACGATTATTGGATGGACCCCAATGGTAGATTATTAAAATGTAAGAGTGGTCATGCAATGTGGGCAGTCGAATATTTAATGGCTCATAACTTACTCCGCGATTTAAGTGCAGACGATCCTAAAGGAGCTTTATTTGAATTGGGATTTGTCAGAGTAAAAGTAAAATTTGATAAAATCTATATTGACTACGAACTTGGTAGGATATTAAAAAACTCTCAATGGAGAAATTTAAAAGATACTGCTATAGAGTCTGATATGCAATTAATAGATACGAGTGGTACTTTTAAAGATAGAACCGTTGATGTGGATGAATCGGTCAATTTAAGTGGAGATAAGTCAGGCAAAACACTATTTATTGAGAGTATGATGCCTGAAAACATGGATGAATTTAAGTCGCACTTGGCCCAGTTATTTTCTCACTTGCAAAAGGAGTTACAATTAAAGACTGTGCCAAAAGTAAAACTTGTGTCCGATGATAAAAATGCTAACAAAATTCTAGGTAAGACAGCATACTATAATCCACAAGAAAAACTTGTAGTTCTCTACATAACCAATCGTCACCAGAAAGATATTCTCCGTTCTTTTTCTCATGAGATTATTCATCACTGGCAACACGAAAATGAAAAGTTAAACACCAGTCAAGGTGAGAGCGACCCTAAGTATGCTCAAAACAATCCTTGGTTGCGTCAGATGGAAAAACAGGCTTACTTGCTTGGTAATATCCTATTCCGTGATTGGGAGGATGAAAAGAAATCCAAAGACCGCAAGAGTGGCAAGAAGATGGTCGAAAAGACGTTGACCATTGGTAAACAATATCCACCAAAACGTCCAAATTATAGGGGGTAATATGCTTCTTAGCGAAATCGTTAAAGAAGTATTACTTGAAGGAAAAGCAAGTTCTTTCCTCAAATTCTACAACGAACTTGGTAGAGGATATGACCCAGACGATGCTATCCTTTTTGATTGTTTAACTACTCTCAAAGAATACTATGAGAGTTACATGAAATGGTATGACCGTTATCCTACTCAAAAAAAGATTGATGTGGAAGTCGTTCCACATTTTCAAAAACGTCTAAATGAAATTCTCATAGCTCTCCAATCCGATGATAAGAAGAAACAAATCATCGCAATAGATAATGGTATCAATCAGTGGCACATTGACATGCCAATCATTCGTCATTTACAATTTGGATGTGATGATGGTGGTGATGCTTTTAAACCAGAAGAAAAGGGGTGGGTGGAAGTAGAAGACTTGTTGATTAAATTGGGTAGAATTAAGAGAGAACCACAATTCAAAAGAATATATGAGTGACATAAATCAAAATAATCAACCAGCCCTTCCGGGATTTGAAGAGTATCCAGAAATGACCACGAGCGTAATGCCTGACTACAATCAGTTATTATCAAAGAAAGTTAGTTCTGTTAAAAGTGGATTTGACCCACATGCACTGATGGTGAAGAAGAAAGATGTAAACTCTGGTGAGATACAAGATAACACACCAACTCAGACGTGGCCTGAGAGAGACGTAAAGATTTTGGAAGACTTTTGTACCAAACATGGAATCCTTGGGTTTAATTGTGGTAGAATGTCTCCTATTGCGGCCATGGCGATGTTGAAACAATCTATGGGTATTGTTGATGGTCCATTAGAAGAACGTGTGCCCTTGGGGTATTCTAAACCACAGTTTAATCCAAATTACCCATATATGTCCTCAATGAATAAGAAATCTCTATTGTCAGATGGTGCTGAGAAAAAGGCATTACTTAAGGGATAATTGGCGTCTATTTATAAATAACAAAGGTAGTAAATTATGAATAAGTTTTTATATGGGTTCATGTCCGCTCTGACAATCATGTTGATAGTTGGATGTTCTAGTATTCTCAAAAACAACCAAGGCGTCTTTGGTAAAGCTTCTGAAACTCAGGCTCATATAGATGCTGGGGTTAGACACATAGAAAACGCCCAAGCTCAATCCAATGAAGATAAGTTGGCAAGAATTGGCGCATGGTCTAAAGGCGGCGTCACTTATTCATTAGACCAAATTAAAACAAACGTCCCAAGAGAAGTAACAATTGCAAAAGAAATGAATGCAAGAGTTGAGGCGTTGGCGGGAAAACCAAACTTTGATGAAGTAAAAGAAATTCAGGCTATAGTTGATAATCTATTATCACAAGTAGCTGAACTTAGAAATCAAGGTGAAAAAGATTTAGCTGAAAAAGATGCTCAAATTCTAAAACTTGAGAATAGGGTTAAGAATCTTAACATCCAAAGAGAAGAAGAGATTGCTGGGGCTTTTGCCAACGCAACAGCGGTAGCTTTAAAGGCTGACCAATATAAAGCGACGTTGAATCAGATGGATAATTTTTTCGGTCTGGGAGCAGTGTTCTATGGTCTAAAAAAGTTCATCATTAGTGCCGCTTGGATACTTGGCATTGGTGGTATTCTATTTATGATTCTTCGTGTTCTAGCATCTACCAATCCTATAGCCGCATCAATATTTTCTATATTCGACCAGATATTCAGTTGGGGTATTAATGCTATTAAAGCATTGGCTCCAAAAGCTGCCAAGGTTGCCGGCCTTGTGGATAATAGAGTATTTGAGGATTACAAATCAACCCTACACAAAATCATTGATGCTATTGAGGTTGTAAAGGATAGAAACTCCGCAGTTGTAAAAGCTGCAAATGGTTCAGGCGCACCTCACGTAACGGCTGGCTCAGTCATACAAGAAATTCTTGATGAGGCTGGAAAATCAATGAATGAAGATGATAAATCAAGAGTCGCTGACGCTAAAAAAGAATTGATGTGGAAGTAATTCTTCATATAATAACTTGTAATTTCCACAATGATAAGACATAATGACATTGTTGATACTACATATAGTGTATATGAGCAAATTCTATATTCAAGATACCACAGTAGGTAAGTATGTCACTTTTAACACAGTGCCCGAAGTCGTAAGATATTTGGAAGGTATGATTCCCAGAGCATTTAAAATCTCAAAGGAAGCATATATTCAAAATCTTTTGGATTTGGGTTATGGCTATGACGACAGAGGCGGAGTCATGTTAACTCGTGTTATGGGTGAACAATTTAACCTTGGTGTTATCAAAGATAATAATTATGTAAGAACTGATATACACGCTGTCGCTGCCTTCCAAAGTGAAGAATACGGACATTAACCGTGTAGGTCAAATTGTTACAGAATGATAAACTTGGACATCCAGTGGAGCGATCCTTATCAATGGGAAAACAAAGACGGCGAACTTATGTGGCGCCGGTTGTGGAGAATACCCGTTGAGTATAGGTCGTCTTTTTTTGCGTTCTGGAGCGGGGCCAAATATAATTTGTGGAAAGAAGGATTCTCAATATCCAAGATTGATGAAGATTGGTATTTGTATGAAACCAAGGTTTGTGTAGAGAATTTTGCTACTTTTGGAAATCAAGAACCCCCCGCTACTCCACCAGAGGCCGAAGATTTTTGGCTACCCCCCTACAAGGTTAAAAATGAAGAGGGATTGCGCCCGTGGCAGGTAGATTCCGTAAGTAAATTGGTTGGTGTTATTAACAAAAACAAATGTGCTATTGATGGTTCTGATGTTGGTGTTGGTAAAACTTATGTTGCGGTGGGTGCTGCACGCGAGTTGGGATTAAAAATTCTTGTGGTGTGTCCAAAGGCTGTCATGGAGGCTTGGAGACGTGTTGTTACCAACCACTTCAAGATGAAAAAAGACTTACTTGGAATTATCAATTACGAACAAATCAGAACCGGAAAATCTGATTCTCCGTTTGCTTCCTACGTTGAAAATAAAAAGACACATAGAAAAAAGTTTGTCTGGAAAATTCCAAAAAATACTTTGATTATTTGGGATGAATCTCAAAAGTTAAAGAATTGGAAGACAAAAAATTCAAAGACTTGTATTGAGGCACTCAAACAAAATTATAAGATGTTGTTTTGTTCGGCAACCAATGCAACCAATCCACTTGAACTACGCACGGTGGGTACTTGTTTGAACTTATTCAAAGGTGCTACTAACTACTATCACTGGTGTTATGAACACGGAGTGCAGAAGGGTAGGTTCGGCCTAGAGTTTACCACAGATATGAAACTCAGGCAACGTGTTTTAAAGAAACTCCACACGGATATTTTTATCAACCGTGGCGTTAGATTAACCCGCGACACGATTCCCAATTTCCCCGCGTCTGAAATCATTGCTGAATGTTACAACATGGACGATTCGGATGTTAAACGAATCAATGAGTGTCACGCTGAAATGAAAAAGGAATTGCAAAAGCTTGCAAAATTGTCAAAGGCTGACAAAGCAAGTGAGTTGACCGCTATTCTTAGAGCAAGACAACAAATAGAATTGACCAAAGTTCCTCTATTTATTGATATGATTGAAGAGGGGACAGAAAATGGTATGTCCACGGTAGTCTTCGTCAATTTTACCGAAACTCTTCAAGCTATCGCTAAGAGATTAAACACCCTATGTATATTTGATGGTAAGACCAAAGACGAAGTTCGACAACAAAGCGTAGATGATTTTCAGTCAGGTAAAGAGAAAGTAATTTTAGTAAACATTGCTAGTGGTGGTGCTGGGTTGTCCCTTCACGATATACACGGTCTTAATCCGCGTCTGACTTTGATATCACCAAGTTATTCGGCAGTCTTAATGAGACAGGCCACAGGCAGAGTGTGGAGAGAAAACGCAAAGAGTAAGAGTGTTCAGAAGATTTTGTTCGTGGCGAACACAGTCGAAGAACAAGTTTGTGATAACGTAAAGGAAAAGCTTAAGAACCTTGACCTTCTAAATGATGGAGATTTAAAATATGAAGAAGTCTATGAAACCACCAACGGTTAAAAAAGTAATAGTAAAATGTGGAGAATTCTGGATGGATGAAGTTGAAATTGATTCAGAAGTCTTTGATGATTTTTATGTAGAAGCGGCGACTAGGGCTATAGAAAAGAGAAGAGATTTGCCCGGATTCAAAGTTACTGTGATTATTGAAACTTGGGAAAAGAAAGATTTTAAGAAACCTGCTAAACATTTTTGTTACAATACCTATCGTATTCTAATCAATGCGGGCATGCATAAAAAGGCAGAAATGCTTCGTATAAATTTTATGAAGATGCACGGTATTGACCTTCAAAAAGAAAGTTTGAAAGGAGAAAATGGAAACACAGACGAATCAACTCCCGGTAGCGACGGAAAATAAAGTATTGGAAGTCATAGTAAGAGAGCTACAAGAAATAAAAAAGAAAGTCGCTGATATTGAAAATAAAACTGTTCTGGAAGAATTAAAACTTCCAGAAGAGGATTTAAGGTCTATTGGCATTTTCAAAGATGACCCACGTAGATTACGAAAGGGTCGAGGCGCTAGACCATTACTCGAATCAGAAATTAAAGAAGCACAGTCACATAAAAATAATGCTACGGCTTGTGCTAGATATCTTGGTGTAGGATACAATTGTTACAAAAAATGGGCCAAAACTTACGGTCTATTCAAAACCAACCCTTGGGGTAAAGGTGATAAAAAACGTTATTGGGCACCCGATAAAGGTAAGTATCCACTTAATCAAATACTTGAGGGTAAGTTTCCAGAATATCCAGTTTATAGACTTAAAGACTTGATAATAAGGAGTGGAACTAAAAAATCTGAATGTGAAAATTGTGGATTTGAAGAACATCGAGTCACCGACAGTAAAATGCCTTTACTAATATCATTCAAAGATGGCAATGAAAAAAATCATTTATTGGAAAACATTGAGATATTGTGTTACAATTGCATGTTTCTTACAGGAAGAGGATACATAAGAAGAGGCAAAGTAGAATTTAACTTTTTAGACCCTGACCGAATTCAGGGGTCTTCGAGAAAGATAGAAGCTAGATTCTAATTACCTGTTATATTTATTAGATAGAATATGCAAACAGCGAATCACATATTGGCAAAGGAAGGTATTCTAACGACGTTCTCTATAGCGAAGAAAGTAACCGCAGTGGATGTTAAAAAACTTCGTGATAAGTTAAAGAGTTCCAAGTTGGATGCTGACAAATTACAAGAGTTGTTAAGGACTACGGTACTTAAGGACACTCAAAAAGCGATAGAAAGCCAAAAGATTCCCGGCTTGATAATTGAGGGGCTGGAAGAAAGTGAAGAGAAGAAGCGTATAATGGAATTGACCTATTTTGCGTCGGTGATAGCTAAGAAGTTATCAGAAAAGAAAGTAGGAAAATATCATTCTTGTTATATTATCAATGCAATAGTAAATATGTTGACATTAACAGAGGATGATTTTGATGAATTCCACAGGAAGTTTTCTAAATTTAAAGAAGGAACTGACGGAGAAGATACCGAATCAGAATGATTGGATTGATTCTGAATGGTATAAAGAGTGGGAACGTCTAGCACACGAAGACCGGGGAGAAAGAACGAAACCTGACGGTTATTGGTGTTATGATAATTTTGATAATACATATAAATACATTAAAACATTATGACAGAAAAACGAAACAACTCAGACGCATCGAAGAAGCACCACCCACCAGCTTCGGTGACGCCTAGGGTATTATTCATTTGTAAAATAAGGAGTAATTTCTATGGCCCCTCATTTGGTTTGATAAACTCATGCCGATTTATTGAGAACGCTTTGGAACAGAATGGTATTGATGCCAAAGTTGTATCTGTAGTTGACAATAATGATATTGACAGAGAAATTCATAAGTTCAAACCAACCCACGTTTTCATTGAAGCATTGTGGGTTGTTCCATCAAAATTTGAAGAACTAATTCCACTTCATCCAAAAATTAAGTGGTTTGTTAGAATTCACAGTAAGATTCCATTTCTTGCTAACGAAGGAATGGCAATGGAATGGTTACGTGAATATGATGAACTATCAAAGATTTATCCACAACTTTCAATCGCGGCGAATAATTTAGAAATAATTGAAGCATTTAAGTCTGCCTATAATATAAAAGTAGCATACTATCCAAACATATACTATCCGCCTGATTATGATGATTTGGTAAATGTTGGATGTGATGGAGATAGACACCATATAAATGTTGGTTGTTTTGGAGCTATTAGACCGATGAAGAATCATCTTAATCAAGCTCTAGCTGCCATAACTTTCGGTAATAAGTTAAATAAAAAGATTCACTTCCATATCAATAGTGATAGATGTGAACTAAAAGGCGATGCGGTGTTGAGAAACCTAATCTATGCTTTTAAAGATACTCCACATAAACTTATTCTTCATCCGTGGATGGACCACCGTGAATTTATTCGTGTGGTAATGAACACTGATGTTGGTATGCAAGTGAGTCTAAGCGAAACCTTCAACATCGTTGCCGCCGACTTGGCGTGGAATAACATCGCGGTCATAGGTTCTGATGAAATAGATTGGTTGGACAGAAAATACAAAGCTGACCCAAATTCAGTAGAAGATATGGCTGACAAACTTCGATTTGCTTACAAGGGCAAAGACCATGATATTCAGAAAGTGAATAAAGAAAATATCTTGAAGTATAATAAGCGTGCAACAAAAGTTTGGTTGGAATCATTATAATTTTTGTTTTCTTGCGTATGTGAATACGTATTGAATATGAAGGTTAATAACATCCAAGATATCAAGCGTCCCGAAGGGACTGTAGTTTTCGTCACAGGCGTATCAGGACAAGATGGCAGTCACATGGTTGACTATCTTCTATCCAATACAAACGCATCTGTTATAGGTGGTGCCAGAAGGTTAAGTTCCGACAACCACGTTAATATCAATCATCTTGAAAACGAACCACGTTTTCAACTTGTAAACTTCGATTTGACAGACTCCCACTCAATATACAAAATTATTGAGTATGCGAAGCCTGATTACTTCATCAATTTCGCTGCTCAGAGTTTTGTAGCTTCTTCTTGGGATTTTGCTCGTCAGACTTGGGAATGTAATTCTACCGCCATCTTGGATTGTTTGGAGGCTATCAAGAGACTACAACCTAGCTGCCGATTTTACAACGCGGGATCTTCTGAGGAATTCGGAAACGTCGCCTATCAACCACAAGATGAGAAACACCCAGCAAGACCACGTAGCCCTTACGGCGCGTCTAAGTCGGCGGCTCGTCAATTAATCAAAGTTTATAGAGAGTCGTATGGTCTTTATGCTGTTCAAGGTTGGTTGTTCAATCATGAGGGGCCAAGACGTGGTGAGGAATTTGTTACAAGAAAGATTACCAAGGGTGTTACAAGAATTTACGACGCAATCGTAAATGACAAACCAATTGTTTCAATCGAACTGGGTAACATTGATGCACAACGTGACTGGTCCGATGCTGAAGATATGATGGATGCAGTGTGGAAGATGTTACATCAAACCGATACAAAAAATCTTCAAGATTACGTTGTTGGTAGTGGTGAGAAACACACCATTCGTGAATTCATTGATGAAGCTTTTGGGTTGGTAGGAATACGTGGAGAGTGGTGTGAGAAGGGCGTGGATGAATACTTCTGGTATAGTTCAGGTCCAAAACCATTAGCTTCTGATGAATGTAAATTAGTTACAATCAACCCAAAGTTCTATCGACCTGCTGAAGTCGAAATCTTATTGGCAGACCCAAGTAGAATTAAGAATGAATTGGGATGGAAACCGAAGACCGACTTCAAACAACTTGTTGAGAAAATGGTGAAATCAGACTTGACTTCCAACAGTAAGGTGATATAATTCGGCACTATGAAAAGTGGACTAACATATCTTATATTCGTCATTGACCGTTCAGGCTCAATGCAATCAATTCGTGCGGACATGATTGGTGGATTCAATTCCTTCATCAAGTCACAACAGGATGCAAAGCTCGGCGATTGCCGTGTCTTCGCATATAAATTCGACACCAAATACGAACCCATGTTTGAGGACTTGGACTTGAACGCCGTTCCTCTGTTGGATAACAAGTCTTATGACCCAAGAGGCGGCACAGCTCTTTACGACTCTCTTGGAAAGACCATCGTTGACATTGGTGCCCGTCTGGCAGCATTGTCAGAAGACCAACGACCTGAGAAGGTATTGGTTATTACCATCACTGACGGTGAGGATAATGAACATCTGACCAACGAAGGCACCATCCGTTACAACTCAACGACAGTCGCTGAGTTGGTAAAACAACAGACCGAACAATACAAGTGGGATTTCGCCTATATTGGTGCTAATCAGGACTCTTGGGCTGTAGGGGCTTCGATGGGGTACTCCAAGGGAACTACTCTTGATTATGATGCGAGTCCGAAAGGTACTGCTGTAGCATTTGCTTCATTGGGCAGCAGCGCACAAATGTATCGTTCTTCTGCTCGTGGAGTGAAGTTCTCATTTACACCACAACCAGTGGATATAACAGTCACGCAGGTAAATCCTGCTTCACCAAAGAAGTCAAAAACTCCTTAATCCATCATTCGGTGAGAATCAACAAGATGATTAACAAAATTAGACAGGCCCTTCTCTGTAACATGGGAACGGCCTGTCTCTTTTTTGTAAAAATCAATCAGTGGTTTATCTACTTCAATTTGAATTACGGTCACTTCATCTTCCCTTACATTTATTACTCTCTTTTTTGAAGTTGTCATAATTAAACAATAATTAGTATATGGAAAAAATAAACCCCCGTTTTCACGGGGGTTGTTGTTTTTAATTACCGAAGAAGTAATTCTCCTAATTTTCGGAGCTACCGACTAGATGCGGAAGGAACTTTTTCCATTCCCAGTGCTTGATTTCACGAATGAGTTGAGAAAGCGGAATCGGCTTCGGTGCTTCCGGCTTACGAATCAACGTTAGACCTGCTTCGTGGTTAAGCTTGTTACCCTTACGGGAGTTAATGTCCTTACTGGTTAGAGCAAGGTTCTCCCAAACGTCCTGACCACCCTTTGACTTAGGCATAATGTGGTCAATCGTTGCATCATTTCTGTGCAACTTCAAACCGGTGTATTGGTCAATACCACCGTCACGAATGTAAATGGCATCCTTGGAAGGCTTACCTCTGAAAGACTTCTTGGGCATCTTAGCAAAATTCTTTGCAATCAATACCGTAGGTGCTCTCATTAGCTTTTGACCCTGACTACCGTAATGAATAGCATCGTCCATTTCCCAAGGGCGAACGGGCAACGTAATCCACGTTTCCCAGTCGGTGGGCGTTGCTCCAACCGGGTCGCTTACAGGCGAACCATATTCGTCGAGGATGTAATTACCTAATTCATCCCTTTCGTATTCAAAGTCAAGAGCAGAAGCAGACTTTCCAGCCGCTAAATCCACAATAGCCTTTGCTACAGTGGATTGGCCGACAGCCTGCCAATTTCTGTTTAACTTTAACACGATTGTCTTGTTGATGATGCTCATATTGTTATTTGCGTTTTTGTTCTATCTCATAGGTTTATGTCTGTTTATGTTTTTACTGACGAAGGGAGTATAACATTTCCGTTGGAAATGTCAAGCGCTAATATAAAAACCGATTTGAAGATGAAATACTAAAGAATTTTATCAACCAATCCGTAGTCCAGACATTTGCTTGCGTTCAAGCATAAATCATGACTAAGCAATTCTTCCAATTCCTTGTCACTGAATTTAGTCTTTTTCAAATACACGTCTTTGATTAAGACCATAAGCAACTCAAGGTTTTTAATTTCATCTTTGAACTGCATGTAGTTTCCCCATAAGCCAGAACTGACTTGATGAATTAACATACACGAGCTTTTGTTAATGTATCTCTTATGACCCACGGCTGATATAAACGTGGCCGCAGATGCGACTATCCCTTCACAATACGTATCAACTGGTATTGAATTATTGATTATTTTATCAACTGCCGCCATACCAGCGAATATATCACCACCATCACTACAAATGTGAATTTCAAGTCTTGGTGGATTTGGAAGGTTGTATGTTAACTGAACAATTTTCATTTGTTTAGTTAATTCATCAATTTGTCGGTTAAGACCTAAAACGGATTCTCTGTTAACATCTGAATAGAAATAGATTTTATTGCCTTGTGGCACTATTTCATTCGGAGATCGTTCAATGACAAATCGTTGTGTTGCGTCGTCATCGGATTGGTCGTCTTCATTACTGCGAAATTTCCAATTTCTCTTAGTCATACTCAATAAATAGAAAACCCGTAGTGAAAGTTGTTCACTACGAGTATTCTATACAAGTTTTATTTCTGAACTATTTCAGATTGTCGGCATTATGTACCGTCAACTGTTGATTGTCATAAATGGCGTAGTATTTTGAACCCGGCTGGGAATCCAGACACAGATTGTATGAACTATCGTCAGTTAGCATTGGACTCTCCACTTCCTCTAGGGAGAGGATTTGTCGGTGGGCAGCCCCACGTTCTACCACATTCCACGTCACATTGTAACTTGGAGTATGGCCTACCAACTGATGAACGCCACGGATTGGATGGAACTCTTGAGTCCAATCACACCACGTTAAACCACCGTAATACGGGGAGTTACGTGAACGTGAGAAGCCGGGCATAGCAAACCAGTGCATCTTGTCTGCATAGAACGCTCGCTCAGCATCTGCCACATCACCCTTGAGTTTCTTGACAACCGTATCAAGTGAATACTCACTGATGATATTAGCTTTGAACTTCTGAGGGTCCAACCAACTTGGATGAACGCCTGCATGACTCAGAAGCCACCTGTTGTCAAGAACATAGAACCACTCAAGCTTTTCCCAATCTTCCTTCTTAACGAAGTCATTGATTGCTACAGCCTTGAATTGTTCATAGCCAGAACAACGAAGTGCTCTGTTACCAGCGAACCAATAGTGGGTATCGTGGTTGCCGACAAGGTGGATACGGTCTTTCTGGTTCACCGAATGGCGAAACCAATCAGCCACATCAGCAATGATGCCGGGGTCGTCACCAAAATCGTCAAAGTAGTCACCGAGAAAAATCGTCTTGTCAGGCTTTACCGACTTGATGATTTTCTCTGCTTTCTCCCAACGATTATGGACATCTGGAAGTATAAGGAATTTCATCTTAATACTCTATCAGGTCTTTATAGAAAGTCAAGCCTTATAGTGTAATGATACGACTCTTATCTTTCTTCTCCCAACCAGCTTTGTTCATTTCTTCTTCGGTCATCACTGAAATGTCATCGCCTGCCTGCATAAAGAGAATACAGACTCTCTTTTGTTTCAAGGTTTCAATGCGTGGTTCAAGAACCTGTTTGGCAATTGCCCGTTGCATTATCTGTACACGCATTGGGTCTTGAACGTTGAGTTTAATCATTACCACGGCGTTTTCTGGAACGGATTCAAAGTCAACGTGATTTCCCCATTGAACAAGGCTCTCTATGGCTGGAGGGGGGGTTGAGGGGGAGGGTACTGCCAGCGGCTTGCCCATTCTATCCCCACTAGGCTGCCAACAAATGCCGTGGCTAGGAATATGAACCCAATTACCACCGTCGGCGTCGGTAACTTTGGAATTCAATTCCTCAAGTTCTTTAAGGATTTGGTCAGCAGCATCCACAGGTATTACCGTGGCTTCAATGTCAATTATTTGGTCTGTCATGATTTGTCTTTCTTTTGTTAAACTATTACAGGCATACTGTATTGCATATACAAATCAAACGGTGAAATGTAATACAACCCTATTCTGTAATCGGCATAAGCCACTTTTCTTTTCTGAAAATAAAGTTTTACATAGTCATTGTCTTTTGACCTATATTCCACGTAAAACGATACGCCGTTGGTTAAACGGTATTTCTCTTCCTCTGGAATTTCAAAGGCTGAGATTAAAATTTGAGAGTCGTTAAATTCGACATACGGACCTCGCCCGCCGATAACCACACGGGTATATCCTTTGGATAGAGGGGTTCCTGATTTTGAAAATAAGGCCAGCTTATCCCTTCCATCCAAAGGAATTCTCAAACGTTTTGCGAAACTTTTCGCCATTATCCGATGATTGTATAACTATTGGCGAATAGTTTTTTCCTAACAACCCATACGTCGTTGTGGTCTTCACGATTTCGGAGAATCCAATCTCCTTCGGCAAATCGTTGACATGAACTGTGACTTCCAAAAGTTTCACCCCACAGAGCTTTGAGATAGTGTTCTCCGCTATGAGTGTTGATAAGGAAATCAACTTGGAAACAATCCACCGAATTGTCGGGATAAGGTTCACAAACCATCCATCCGTCTTTGTCAATGGCAGTCACTTGGTATTTCTTCAAGAGTTTCTTAGGTTCTTGTTGCCAAGCATCATTGGTTTCACCAATACAAATTACGTTACCTTCGTGAATAGGTTCTTTGGCTTCCAACGTATCAACAAGAAACTTGTTGAGTACACTTCTATCAACCAATAGATTCACTACAGGCTTTGCTCTTAGTGGTTTGGTTTTCTTGGCGACTTTCCATTCCGTTATTTCGGTGGCGGTCAACGGAGCATCCGCTTCATTCATAACTGTTTTCATAATTTTTGTGTAACTATTTTTCTGGTGTTGAATTTAGATTACTGCTTATTATTTTAGAACGACCTTATCAACTTCGTCGGCAGTTGGTCGAGCATACTTACCGATAAATCGGTCAATGACTTCCTCACCAACATGACGTTCACGTTGTGCGTCTCTTCTCAAAAGTTCGTCTCTTGATACCTCAAAAGCGACAGCAACAATGTATGCACCGTGGCCTCTACCCAACTGAATCCAATCTCTACGAGCTTTACGATTGACACTGGTGGCATCAATCATGGCACTCTTACCTGCACCCAATGCTTGGGATACTCTTTGTCGAGCAACACCAAAGGCTGCGGCTGATACCGACTGGTCAGCTTCTCCCGAGCCTATTTCTTTTCTGATGGCATCGGTAGAGACATAGACAACATCATTGTCGTCAGCAAATTTCTTACCCCAAGTTGACTTACCGCTTGCTGGCGGTCCAACCAAGATAATCAATGCTTTTTTCTTTTCGCCTGTTTCGAGTTTATTCATTTAATTCTTCCGTTTCTCTATTTTTATGGGCAGTCAAAATCATGTTAATGTTTATTCTACCCACTGGATTCATTGAATGAACCTGCCATTCCGGCAAAGGTTGATTAGTTGTCATGCAATGTTCAATTAACCACTTAGCACACTCATATCCTGTTTTTTCCTTAAATTTTTGATAGTCGGTGTGTTGAACATAATGTTCATCCGCTAAGTCGTGGTCAAACGATATAAAATTAGGCAATCCTTGCTTTCTAATCGTCTCCACGAACTGATTGTAACTACGCACAATCACCCAAGCTCTTACGTCATTAAGAAACGCGTTGGGTTGGCGTTCATCATCCAGAAATAGGTTATAACTCATTACCCTCGACTATATCGGTAAATCCTGATTTTGTCAAGTCGGCAATGGCTTCTTGATGGCTTCCACCATATTCATAGAACACAGTAGAAGGAACATTGAGAAATTTCTTTGGGATAAACTCTGTGAAATCTACTTCTTTCGGTGCTACAAACTCATACCAATAAATGGGTCGGCCCTCATAAAAATTTCTTCGTGAACGGCAAATTACTTTAATAACATTCGATGTAGGCATAGGTGTTATACCCTCATAATTATCAGCTTCATAGTTTGGTCCATCACGTTCTGATAACTTTTCTAATAGGCATTCTTCTTCTTCCTCTTTAAGATATTGTTGATAGTAAGGTGAATTTACATTATCAATATGCCAAACGTTATAGATAGTAAATTCCCAAATTCTAAAATTTAACAACATGAAATAGAATGTAAATTGTGGGTTGTGGTCGCCCATGAATTTATTCCACTCAAGAATTAATTCAAAGAATGTAATGCCATCTTTGAAGTCTCTCAATTTATAGAATGTGTTAAGTTCCCAAGCGTAGTTACATCCAATTTTACTGTGAAGATTTCTTATATTCATGGGAATAAATATGGTTATTATTTGTATTCTTGATTAAGAATTTTTACCGATAAAGACTTGCCAAGAGTCGGTGAAAATTTAGGCTTCATTGGTCGTAGAACGATACCTTCACCCTTTCTGATTTCACCCTTGTCTGTTAGGTAAGTCGCACCATTAGCAATAGCTTGAAGGTGTGGAATTGTCCACGTTTCATCAAAGACAAAATCATCACAAATGACACGAACGGGCGTAAGACCAAGTATTTTACATACTTCTTTGATTTCTTCCCACCCATACCATTTTCCTGTAGAAATGTCTTTGACGTTGAATACAAACATACTGGGAGTGTTCAACCCAAGTGGATTGCCTTGAATTTTACCACCACAAGCTTCACCTTGAAGTGCAATGGATTTACTGAGGGCTTTTAGTTTGTTAGACAGGTCATAGAATTCGGCAATCTTCCACAATCCAGTTCCTTCTTTCTGTTCCCATCTACGACTACAAACGCCTACTTGGCCTTCGTTGTGATAGACGGTCATAGATGAACCATCGGCCTTTAATGTGATATAGGCTCTCTCACCACGTAGTTCGTTTAGAACTTCCGGATTGTTTAGAAGATTGTCTTCGTCGGTAATGGAAATCAAATGTGAAGGAAATCCACCTTTGGCGTCACCACAAATTGTGGCGTCCAAAGGTTTCTCATATTTGATAATACCAAGAACGTCGGTAACATCAACCCCTTCAACATTGATAACATCAACGTGTTCAAATCCTTTCGCTCTATATTCAATTTGTTGAGCAATGGAGAATGGACACACAAGACCTTGTGAGGGTGCGCCCTTGAATTTAGCACTCCACACACGATACTTCTGTCTCTCCATGAAAGCAAAGTAAGGATTTTCCTTTGGCACGATGGAGTCAATCTGAATGAAAACAACAAGGTCGCCATCCTTAAATTGCCCTTTAGGGACAACAACAGGCCATTCCTTAATTTTTCCTACTTCAAGTTTCTCAACATCCTCATTTGGATGTTTTTGAATACTGTGAATTTTTTCGATGGTTGCTAGTTTTGTCATGTTTCCTTTTATACAACGATTTTACTAATTCTAATGCTAATTGCCAGCCTTCCAAAGTTGGCACGAAACGGGCTATTGGCGAATACTTTTCTTTGTTCTCTGAAAAGTGTGGGTCAATGCTTCCCTGTAATACAAGGTGAGCCTTATTTACGCCTTTATACACCAA